AACGGCGCCTTGCCGGGGGGAACGGCGGGGCTGGGCAAAGAAAAGGGGCCGGTTTCGATCACCGGCCCCTGTTGTCTGCCTGGTGGAGCTGAGGGGAGTCGAACCCCTGGCCTCTTGAATGCCATTCTTTTATCTGACCCTTCCCATAATATCCGTTAGCATACTTTTCACCTTGACATTCAAGAACTTGTGAGATATTGTTTTTAACATAACATCACTTAAAAACACCCTGTTTCAGCTTGAAAGTGGGGAGAAAGTGGGGAGCAAGGGCCTTTTGACTGCCGAAAAGGGGTCTCGGAAAATGGGGAGAAAATGGCAAAAAACGAGGTTCAAGGGCGTCCGTTTTTACGAACACGATTCCCGGAAGCATGGGGTCAAAAAGGACCGCTACCTTGCCATCCGTTACCAGAAAGACGGGAAACGGGTGGAAGAGGGGATCGGGTGGACCAGCGAGCGGGACCCCGAGGACGGGCAATACTGGACCGAAGAGAAGGCGGCGCTCGTCCTGGAGCGGTTGAAGGGGGCCGCGAGGCACGGGAAGAAGGGGGCCCCGACACGCCTTTCCGAAAAAAGGGAAATTGAGAGTAGGCGACGGGCGGCGGAACTGGAGGAAAAAGAGCGCCAGGAGCGGGAGGCGAAAACCTTCAGTGATTTTTTCGTGAACAACTACCTTCCCGAAACGAAACCCCTGAAAACCTGGGGCGCTGTCCAGGCCGAGCAGAGCCTTTTCAAGACCTGGCTTTCTCCGATCATCGGGAACATACCGCTTGTGAACCTTTCTCAGATAGACCTGGAACGTCTCAAAAAGACAATGATCAATGCGGGGAAATCGCACCGGACGGTCCGTTATGCTTTTTCCGTTGTCTCTCAAACGTGGACCCGGGCTGTCCAGGAGAAATTCGTTTTGACGCCATGCCCCGCCAAAGAAGTTAACCTGCCCCGCGTACAGAACGAGCGGATCCGCTTTTTGACCCGTGATGAGGCTGCGCTCCTTCTCCAGAAATTGAAAGAGAAGAGCCTCCAGCTGTATCGAATATCCTTCCTATCCTTGTCCACGGGCGGCCGGTTCTCAGAAATCGCCGGCCTGATATGGCGAGACATGAACATGGAGGCCGAGACCATCACCTTCCGGAATACGAAATCGGGGAAGGATCGGACCATTTTCATGACTCAGGGTGTCCGGGATATGTTGGCCGAAATGCCCCGTGGACCGGAAGACGGACTTGTGTTCAAGGACAAAAAGGGAGGGCGGATCAAATCCGTTTCCGCGAGCTTCGAGCGGGTTGTGAATGAAATCGGACTGAATGCCGGGGTGGAAGATCCCCGTTACAGGTTCACCTTCCATGGCCTTCGGCATTCCGCCGCGTCCTTCCTTGTGGCGGCGGGAGTGGACCTGTTCCGGATCCGGGAAATCCTCGGCCATGCATCCTTCCGGATGACTCAGAGATACAGCCACGTTTCCCGGGAGAACCTGAAAGAAGCCATGAAAGGACTTGAAGACCAGCTGAACCGGCCGCTGAGTGGGGCGGGGCGAAAGGTGATCAGGTTGAAGAAATAATCCATACCGGGGGATAGGCCGGCCAGCCGAAAACGGGGACCCCTTCCCCGCTTCCCCCGGATGAAAAAGGGCCGCGAAGGGGGCGGTAAATGGAGAAAATTAGAATCTCATCACGAGTCAATCCTTTTTTTGATTGGGATGAATGGAGATTGACAACAGATGAAAGGGACGAAATCAAGCGCATAGTAAAAAAAACCAATGCACCAGATTATGACATTAAAGACTTCATCTCGCTTCTTCAGGGCCTTTGTATGTCGAAGAAAATGCTTTTGGAACAGCCTCCAAGGTCGGAAGTCAGGGCCAGACGGAAGCGTATTTTGGCAGATTGTAAGGCCGCGTCAGAACATCTGAAGCAATTTAGAAGGGGAAATATCCCATGGTATGATGAAATTATTGATCCTTTATGGGGACACAAACCAGAGATGAAAAAGACCTGTCCTGAGTGCAATCATCCATTTAAAAGTAGCTGGAGGGAGAGGTGCGCACAGTGTGACCCGAGGCCCCCGGAACCCCACAAGAAAGAGGAAGACCTTCCTTTGCAGCTTGTAAATAAAGCTGAGGCGGCCTTGGGTCCTCTGGAGAAGTTTATTAATTTTGTAGAAATATATCATAATGCGGAAAATAGAAAAATTGGCAGAAAGGAAGCTGATAATGATCATTTCATAAGGAAAATCAGAGAAATTTATATTGAATTTATCGGAGAGCCAACAGAATATGAAAATGGTCCATTTTTTCAAGTAGTGCAACTTACCCTTGAGGCCGTTGGTTTGCGGTTCAGTGATCCATCAAGGGCCATACGTCAAGCTTTAAGAAACAAGTGATTCATCGGTCATTTCCCATTTTCACCGACAAAAACAACACGTTTTTTCTTCTTTTTGTCCCTTCCTGAAAAATGGGCTTCGTGTTTTCATGCTCCTAAAGGAAATAATTTTGGGAGTGTGAAACATGGCAACATTATTTCAGGACATGGCGTCAAGGTGGCCATCTTCGGTCGTCGCCCGAACCGAAATTGAACGATTCACAGGTGGCGTTATCCGGGAGAAGTACCTCGCAAATCTCGACAGCGCCGGGAAGGGACCAGCCGGCCGGGTTCGGGTCGGCCGAAAGATCGCCTATCCGGTGGCCGAAGTCGTCAAGTGGCTGGAAAGCCGGTCCAGGGCGGTTGAGGAACAGAGAACCGGGGAGGCCCGAGGGTGAAGGGGGGCTACTGTGGGCGCGAGCCCCCGAAACGCAATCCCCTTCCTGTGCGGGATCCGGACCTTTTCATCGTCTTCAAGTTCTCTCGCGGCGGCTGGTTACGCGAGATTTACTTCGATGTACCGGAGAAGGAGGACGAGCTTGTCCTCGCCGGCAAGTTGATGAGCTTGTTTCGTCCCGGCCCCTTGACTTGGTTGTCCAGACTGTTTCGGTGGGGGAAGTGATGTCATTCATCCCGACCCGCCGATTCCGCCGCGACTATGACCGGATTTTCCAGAAGGATCCCGCCGCGGCGAATCTGTTCCTTCTCCTGGCCGAGCTTGCCGACGAAAGCGGAAACGTCACTTTCGAGACACCCCCCGAGAAAGAGCTTGCCCGTCTCATGGCGGCGCGGTTCGACGATCCCCGGGCATATCAGTTATCAGGGGGGCCGAAGCGATGAACCGCGGATATGTCCACCTTTGGAGGAAGTCCCTTGATGCCGGATGGATCAGGAATCATAAACTATGGAGCTTCTGGACATGGTGTTTATTGAAGGCATCTCACCGGGAACACGATGTCATCGTGGGTCTTCAAGTTGTTCACCTTTTACCTGGACAATTCATCTTCGGGCGAAGAAAAGCGGCCGAGGAAACGGGCCTTACGGAGCGGGAAATCCGCACCATCATTGAACTTCTAAAAAATACCGGAAATTTGACCATCAAAACGACCAACAAATTTTCGATCATTACCATAATAAACTGGCATATTTACCAAGGCAAAGAACCAGACGAACGACCAGCAAAACGACCAACAAAGGGCCAACAAACGACCACAAACAATAATGGTAATAATGTAAATAAAAAAGACCCCGAATTTTTTTCCTCTCAGATTTCTGTCTTTCGGGAAAGATACCCCTCCGATTTTCAGAAAACCATCGATGACACCCTGAAGGCCGTTTCCTCTACCAGAAAAGGCGGGAAGATTTTAGATTCCGTCAAGCTGAAGATTTTTGAGAAATGGAAAAAACACCCCATCGATAAGGTCATGGGAGGGTGCCATGTCTTCCTGGAGAAGAAGTGCCATGAGCAAGGAAAGGATGAAGATTACCTTCTCGGGATCATCAGGCGTTACAACGGTCAACCGGGGAAGACCCCTTCCCGGTTTTCCGGACCCTCCCCGGCCGATGACCGGGCCGTTTCTGTCGTGACTTGTCCAGCTTGCGGCCGGACGGTCCTTTCCTCTGACTTGGCCGGGGATGTCTGTATCCTTTGCGCGGAGGTGAAACCCCATGCCTGAAAACCCCGGGATCCGGTCCCTCGAAGCGGAAAAAGCCGTCCTCGGCGCGATCCTCCAGGACGGGGACGCCCTTCACGCCGTCATGGACATACTCAAGACCGATGATTTTGATGCCACAGCGCACAGGCGGATCCTGGAAGCCCTTCTCGCCCTGCAGGGCCGGGGACAGCCTCCGGACTTGGTTCTCCTGTCGGAAGAACTGCGGAACCGGGGGGACCTGGACAAGGCGGGAGGCCCGGCTTACCTGGGGGAACTTGCGGATTCCTCGCCGGCGGCGGCAAACGTCGCCTTCTATGCCCGGATCGTCCGGGACAAGTCCATCGCCCGGGGGCTCGTCGAGGCGGCCCGCCGGATCATCGAGAAGGCGCACAGCATGAACGGGGACGGCATCGATTCCCTGACCGCATATGCTCAGGGGGAAATTCTCCGGGCGGCGGCGGCCGGCACCGGTCCAGCGGGAGCGGAAATCCGGGACCTGGTTCATCAGACCTTCCGGGGCATCGAGGAGCGCTGTCAGAAAGGGGACGCCTTGCCGGGCCTGTCAACGGGATTAACCGGCTTCGATGCCCTCACGGGCGGCCTGAAACCGGCGCTCCTATACATTTTCGCCGGACGGCCCGGAACCGGCAAGACCGCCCTTGCCTTGAACATCGCCCGATCCGCAGCCGGCGCGGACGGCCGAGTGGTCTTTTTTTCACTCGAAATGCCCGGATCGGAGGATGTGGAGAGGATTCTTTCGGCGGAGACAGGCATTGACGGCTTCCGCCTCGCCCGGGGGTTCATGTCGCCCGAAGAGTGGTCCCGGTGTGTCCGGGCCTCCGATGCCCTGGCGCAATTACCCCTTGTGATCGATGACACCGGGGGGTTGTCCATTGACCGGCTTATGGCAAGGGCCAGACGGACCAAGGCGGAAAAGGGCCTCTCCCTGATCGTTGCGGATTATCTCCAGTTGGTCCGTCCTTCTCAGCGATGGGGAACCCGGGAACAGGAAGTCTCCGAGGTCTCCCGGTCCCTGAAAGCCCTGGCCAAAGAATTGAATATTCCCGTCCTGGCCACGGCACAGTTGAATCGAGGTGTCGAAAGCCGTCAGGACAAGCGCCCGACTCTCGCGGACCTTCGGGAATCCGGCGCGATTGAACAGGATGCCGATGTTATCGCCTTTCTGCAGCCGGCGGACGACAAGGGCGATGTTGTGGAATTGAAAATTTCAAAGCACAGGCAGGGACCAACGGGGACGGTGGCGCTTCTGTTTGACCGGAAGAGGACACAATTCAAGGACCTGAGGGCGGTAACGGATGACCGGACGGCGGAAAGAAAAGACATTGATGGGTGAATGCGATAGGACCACCCCCCCTTCCGATCTTTGGAAGGCGATGCCCGTTAACCGCGCTGGTTCCTTCGTGTGCATCACCGCCCTCAAAATATTTTCGGATCGCACTCAAAACACCCTCATTCATGAGGGCGGAAGAGTTGACCGGGAGGCATTGACTTGAATAGAACGATCGTTCTATTCTTTTTTATGCCCGGTCCGGCGGCGGGAGACCAAAGCCGGTGAAAACCCGAGCGGGAGACCGCGAAGGACGGGAAGTACCCGAACGGAACCGAGAGGGACCGCGAACCGGGAGGGGAGACTCGAACGGCGGGGGCGAACATCATAACTAAAAAAATCAGGAGGATTTATCCATGTCTTATACCGAAGCACAGGTAATGGAAATGTTGAAGGAAGTCGGGAAAGCCCAGGCGGAAGCCCGCGGGAAGATGGAAACCCGTCTGGACGGCCAGGACAAGGAACTTGATGATCTCCGCAAGGCCCTTGACGCCATTGAAACGGCGGTTGCCCGGGGCCAGTTCCCCGGCGGCGGATCCGCCCGGGGAGGCGGTGTTTCCCTGTCGGCGGTGGCCAAGGAACACAAGGAAGCCTTCCTTGCATGGGTACGGAAGGGGGTCAATCCGGAAGGTCTGCGGGACCTTGAAGTCCGGGCGGATCTTTCCACCCTCTCCGATCCGAACGCGGGATATCTCGTTTACGAAGAGATGGAAAAGAGCATCGAGCGGCTGGCCACGGATGCCGTAGCCATGCGGCGGCTTGCCGCGGTGGTCAAGGCGAAAGGCGAATACAAAAAGCCCCTCTCTGTCGGTGGCGCCGGCGGCGGCTGGGTCACGGAGAAGGGGGACCGGGACGAAACCGACACGCCTGAACTGAAGATGTTCGCGCCGCCCATGGCCGAGGCGTACGCCCTCCCCGAAGTCACGCAAAAACTTCTCGATATGTCGGACTTCGACGTCTCCGGGTGGCTCTTGGAAGAAGTCAACGACGCCCTGGTTGAACTGGAAGGTGAAGCCTTCATCACCGGAAACGGAGTGGGAAGGCCGAAAGGGATCATTGACAGCAGCCTCATGGTTGCAAACGCTTCCTGGGAATACGGAAAGACCGGTTATATCGCCGGCGGCCATGCCTCCCTGCTGAACGACGCGGACAAGCTCTTCACCCTCCAGCACGCCCTGAAACCCGTTTACAGGCGGAATTCGACCTGGCTCATGAATGACAACACCTTCGAGGTGATCCGAAAATTCAAGGACGGCGAAGGAAACTATATCTGGAGGCCCGGCCTTTCGGAGAATGCCCCCGATATGCTCCTGGGGAAGCCCGTGGAGATTGACGACAATATGCCGGATATCGGCTCCGGGACCTATCCCATCGCCTACGGCGACTTCAAACGGGCCTATCGGATCATCGACCATGTGAACGGGATCCGGCTTCTCCGGGATCCCTACACGAAAAAGGGATGGGTCAAGTTCTACGTCACGAAGCGCGTGACGGGCGGCATCTCCAACTATCAGGCGATCAAGTTTATGAAAATCGCCGCAAGCTAAGGGGGGGTGATGCCATGAAAGACCTGTACCACAACACGAAAGCCGTTTCCGTGCTTTGTCCCATTTCCTGCACGAACGGCGATTCCCACGCGGTTGAAGTCGATCTCGCCGGGTTCGATTCCGCCCTGATCGGCTTTCATGTCGGGCTGACGGGAAGCCCCCTGTCGGGCTCGCATTACTGGACCTGCAAGCTGGAACACGCAGACGATGACGGGACCGGGAGCGCCGGGGACTACTCGGAGGTCGATTCCGATGACGTCCTGGGCGTCACCCCCTCCAGCGGGATCGTCTTCACCGTTGACGATGATTCCGAGGACAACACCCTCTATGTCTGCGGGTACGTGGGCGGCAAGCGGTTCATCAAGGTCACGATTTCCGAGACCGGAACGGGACCGACGATTCCCCTGTCCGCATTCGTGATCAAGGGCCATCCCCTGGATCGGCCTCCCCTGTAACCTTGAGCGGGTCCGGCGCTGCCCGGCGGGGTTTGATCATTTCTCCCCCGTGAAAGAGCGCTGCGACAAGCCGGTAGTGTCGCGGTCCGATCCATACCGAAGAACACCGGCGGCCGGGGACCGTTACTCGCGGTTGACCCGGCACCGGTCCCCCGCCCGGGGAAGATACCCGAAAGGGCATCCCTCTCTTCTCCGGGACAAAACGGGGACCGGTTTGCTTGAAATTCAGGGGCGGGATATCCCGCTATCAGGAACGCCAGGGGGGGACCGCCATAACCCCCCCCGGGAAGGTCCCGGAGGTCAACCGGGGCCGGGAAAACGGGGGCGCTCCTTCGGGGGCGCTCCCACAGCCTTACAGGAGAAAGAACATGAGAAAAATCCTTTTCCTTTGTCTGATCGTCGCCCTCCTTCCCCTTTCCGCGTCTGCCCGGATGCTCGGATTCTATGGCGGGACGCCATCCTCTCCCCCCGCCTGTGCAGAAACCTGTTCCGGCACCTACGGCAACACCTGGGAGGACGGGCTTCCGTCCGGATTGTCTGCGGGTGAATATGTGATTGAGCGGATTCAGCTTACCGGTTCATGCGCCGGGAGCAATCCGACCGTTTACATCTCAACTTATGAGACGGGACCAGTAAATAATTTAAAATTCGTCATCTATGCTGACAACGGGGGGGGGGGAACCCGGGTCAGCATAAATCTTGTCCCGTGTGCGGACAAGGGGGGGGGGGGGGAACCCGGGTCCTTGATATGGTCTGCTGTGGCCGGTCAGACCATATCCGATTCTACCCTGCATTGGCTCAATAAAGCCGTTACCGGCGGGACCTGTCTTTCCGGCTACGCATGGGTCGGGGCCGGTGGTGACGGGGTCTGGTACCAACATTATAAGAACGTCGGAACAAGCAGACGATATGCCGGATCTTATGATTCCCCTCCCGATCCCTGGCCGAGCGAAAGCGACACGGAAAGCAGCACGACACGGGGGATTTATCTTTCGTGGTGAGTCTTACCCATTCTGATGACTGAAGACGATCTTCCGGCCTTCACCCCCTCCCGGATCCCCCCGGAGTGCATGGGGGCCTTCCGGCTGTGGCTCCGGGTCTTCTGTGACGATTTCTTCATCCTCCGGGACGGCAGCTTCCCGGGCCTTGAAGCCCTGGCCGGGTCCTTTCTTTTCGATGAGTCGAACGTCTTTATGGACTTCGTGGGCCTGGGCCTGGGCCTCGATGCCGGAGCCCTCCGGGAGAAGGTGAGGAAGGCGATCCGGGAAAAGGAAGGGGGCCTGAAGGCCCTGGGCGGGGTCAAATTCCGGCGATATCCCCGGCCCCCTGTCCTTGCCCCTCCACCCGGGGGACAGGCGATCAGGGGAGAAAAAAGAGCTTGACATTCGGTGAAAGGTGACGGATTCTGAAGGGGCTCATAACACAACCCGAGGGTCACGGTAATGACCATTTTTTGTGTCCAAAAACCGAGAACTGGCAGAGAGTGGGGTATCCGCGAGGACCCCAAGCCCCGTTGTGTGGCTGAGCGCTCTCTGCCTTTTGATTTATGGAGGGTAGGAAAATGAAGGACGAAGGGAAGAAGAGGGCGGTCGAAAAGGAAACCCTGAAAACGGCTTTTGATGGAATGGAGGACGCCCTAAATCGTGCAACCGACACTTTCAGGGCTTCAATGGCAATGATGGGGCTGATGATTCTCGCCATGAAGGAAAATGAAGATTTTAGCGCCAATTGCCCCGATGTTGATTCTCTTGAAATCGCGAAAGACACCCTGTCCGAAAAATTTTATGCTGAATTGCGGGAGGCATACGACCTGATGAATAAGTATGCCGATGAACCCATGATGAGGAGACATCCAAACGTCCCTTCGGCGGCCAAGGGTTAGGGGGTGAACCATGAAACAGACATTCGAAGAAATCGAAATATGGGACGCCGTGAACGAAAGGGATCATTTAAATCACTTGGCCGCTATCGATGCGTTGGCTACCGCCTGGAAGGAAAAAAGCACATACTCCGAAGTCCCGGATTGGCTCCGGGAAGCCGTGGAGAATATTCTCAGGCTTCAGGTGAACGCTACCCGTCGGAACGAAATCGTCCTGGCGGACATCTACCGGACCATCGCCACGACCTTGGCGAGCATGCAGGGCCTGACAGAGCGGGTGAAGGGCCTCGAATTGAACGTGGACAAAAAAGCGGAAGCATGAGGGGGTGAACCATGGCGCTTGAAGACCTAAGAGTTTACGACAGAGAAGCGGCCCTTATCGACAATCTTGAACTCTCCATGATGCCCGGGCTCCGGCTGGCATATCTGACCCTGGCACAGGAGAGCGAATACCTGGAAGAGAATCCCAGGATCAATG